AAGAATCAACAGCAAAGGCTGCACTATTTACCACCCAGTGCCGACCGCTGGAAAATCAGATCAGAGACATTTACCGGAATAGCCGAGGCAATGGCCTCACAATGGAGCGTATAAGATGAAAATTAATACACTTGAAAAGATGGAAATACTAATGCTTGGCCTAAATGCTGGCCGCGAATTAGATATCATGGTTGCATCGGGAAAAGACGGCTGGGTAATATGTAGCGATATGCACGGCCTAGGCTTTCGGGTTAATGATGACGGAACAGTCGAGAGCTGGGTGGAAACTATCGAGGAAGAAAAAGACAGATACACAATACAAGGCTGTATCTCTGAATCTAAAAAAGAAGCTAAAAAGTATTTTAAGCGGAAAGTAAATGGCTAGGCGAGGGTTTCCTTTTTCCCTTTGAAGTCGGGCTGGCCCACCGTGCCGAATACGGGCCTTTTAGCCCCCTTAATTGGGGGCTTTTTTATACCCCTAGCATTGGTATAGGTTGCCCCCTTAAAACGCCTTAGAATGGCTTACAGGCGCTTTTTCTCGGTGTTGATGAGCCTAGATAGATACCATTGTGCCTTTTCCAGCGATTCTACGCCCCCTTTATCTTTATAGCGCCAAACGTATTTAATAACGCATGCCTTGCAATGACCGGCAAACGCTTCCTTCGACATGCTCGATTCAATCGCATCAATGCACTCAATGCCGCCCTGATTATAATGTGGTGGTTTATTGACCATATCCAAATTCCCTGCCAAGGCGTTTTTCTGGATAGTAGACACGGGCCTCGGTTCTATCGCTGGGTGCTTTTTCTGTAATTTTTCCCACTCACTCATCCTGGTCACCATATTTTCCGCGTAAATAGTTCAGACTGACTGGCAATTCATCGCAGCCACCAAAAGCAACTTCGTTTAACATCCAAATTCCACGCCATGACAAATTTGTTTGGGGTGTTAAGTAGTCTTCATGCCCCTGATAAAAGATGCCAGCGAATAGTCCTAGAATATTGGTCCCATCTGCTCTACGCGCATAGGCTATGTCTCGATCTTGGACATGGCCCATCACGCAACTCATCATCTTTTTGGATAACATATTCCTAGCACTGCTTACGGGCCTTCCCATAATCCCAGAAGTGAAGTAATGCGAATACGCCATTCCATCTATCACTGCTACCTCTAGAAAATTGTAAACTTCCCAGCCCATTTCCTCTAGCTTCAGGTCATCATAGCCAATTAATCCATCAAGCTTGGAGTCGCTTTCAATGGCCCTGCCAATGCGCTGCTCGTGATTACCGAGAGTAAACACCATCCGTGGGTTCCACTGCTTTTGCTTGTTTATCCTTAACCGCTGCTGCTCAGTGCGTATAGGCTCTAAAAATACTTTCATAGCCGCAATACCTGCTTCTATGTCATCCGTATATCGCCTACCTTCAAAACTTTTCTTGCCCACGTCCCATGATGACAGGCTAGGCATGTCCCAATGGTCGCCAATGTGTACGATAACATCAGGCTTTTTCTCTGCTGCGTACAAGCCAGCCCATTTTAGGTGGTCGGTTGGACTATTAGGTTTTACCTGTGTGTCTGGAATAATCAAATGTTTCATTTATTTGCTCCATAAAAAAAGCGCCACTATGGGCGCTCTAAATCGTCTTTCGCCACTGCGGTTAGACCGCATACAACGAATACTACCATACAAATCAACACTTTAAACACCACCCAGACCAATTGAGAGCACAGTATATAGACTCTGCGGATGGGCACAAATGTATTATATTTATTCATCGCATGACTGTAGGTAATGACAAATTTTCTTGAACAGGTTGTATAGAACCAAATTTTTGCGCTCTAGTTAAGTCCACCTGCATCTGCATTGCCTTTTTCTTTATGTATTCAAACTGGTCTACAAATTCTTCCATAATTATGCTCTCAAGGCAGAATGAATAGTCAGCTTCATAAAAAGGCTTAGTGCAGCGATCCTCTATAAATAAACCAACATCTTCCGGCAAAGGAACATCATAATAATCAGATTCACCATTGGTTCTGAGCACATATAGCATCTGCGGCTCTTTGTGCCCTACCGTATGATCCCTAGCGATGTAGGTAATCCTAATTATACTGCTTAATTCTTCTTCCATAATATTAATCCTATATAAATGACCCGTTGCCAGCCACGGGTGGGTCAAGCCCGATCACAGGTCGAGGGAGACCCGGCTTACAAAACCACTGCAATCGCAAGTATTACCAGCAAATACACAATTTGTGCATTGCTTAAATTTGATTGCGCCATCAACCACTGCTTTAGTAGCTGGCGATTGGCAAATTTGTGCGCTTCTTTAATTTTATTTTTCATACATTACCCCTAAAAAGGAATATCTTCAGTGATAGGCTCGGCAGTCGATGCTGCTGCTGCTGGTGCGCCACCTTCCACGAACATTACCTTACAGTTCCCAAGAATGGGAGGGCGCTCTTTGTTAGCTTCACGCTCTTCTTTACTCTGCGACTGGGCGATAAACCCGTGGTTGCCGTACTGATCTTCTTGGCTAGGGTCAATAAAGGTAGTCAGGTTCATATAAGTACCCTTTGCGCCCTTATACAATAGAGCCTTGTCGATCTTGGTTACGTCAATTGAGATGTTGATTCCAATTTTACTCATGCTAAATTCCTCACTTCGGAAATAATTTCAGTTACGGCCAGCAATACTTGCTCTGCCAAGTTGTCAATAAACTCTTCATCGCGCTCAACGCGCACTATAAAGGGTTCTTTTTCTGGGTGGTAACTCATAAAATCCCACCAATCACGCTCAGTTATCCACATACAGCCTTGGACTTGAGCATAATGCTTTGTTGGGCAGACTCCTTTCTCGCTCCATTTGTCATGGTTTCCAGGTGCTGGGCATTTAATCTCAATGCCGCCATCTTCACCTATTAGGCCATCAGGACTACAACCAAACTCACCACTGTTATCTAGTATAAACCCTACTTCCTGCACTTGGTTGTCAGTGATCAATTCATAGAGGTTACGGGCATCAGGCTCAAGTTCATTGCCACGGGTCATCCAATCTGTAACGAACACAGGGGCAGACATGCCAGATATGCGCTCGATGATAAGCGAGTTGATGTATCCATCAGCCGATGCACTTGGCTTGCCATTGGACTTTATCAATTTGTGGAACTGACTGGCGCTAGGTCTACCTAATCTAGCGTCCAGCCACTCCTGACTGCCTTGTTCAGCTTTTAGTATTTGCATCAGCTTTTCTTTTCAGTGCAGATAATGCCTGATCGAACTGCACCGCCTTCATTTGGTCAACAGTTGAACATTTAAAAACCTGGCAGAACTTCTCTACGTCAGATTCCGTAATTTCAAGCAATGCCTTTAGCTGCGCTGCCTGATTACTGTCGATAGGAGCATCCTGTACTGCGCTAGGCAGGTCTTCACCAGCGTAGATGTATATGCCCAGACCATGCATCGCTATTGCTTTTACTAAGCAGCGCATTCTGGCATCAGAAACATCGCGAGTACTAGGATTGGCAATGCTTTTATTGCGGTTGTCCATGACCGGAAGCCACATGCTGTGCGTCTTACCTTCTACAGTAACTGCAACATTAACCTCACAAGTTTCATTAGCCAGAAAGGTAGGTGGGCAGAAAGCATAGCTGCTATCAGGATAATGCTCATTCAGTGTCTGCCATGCCCATGCCCACGATAGGTACGAAAGGTTGCCCTTCTTCTCTACGTTTTTGCTACAGTCGATAGCGGATAAGGTCTTCCATACATTGCTCATAAGTCTTCTCCAGAATTTTTAGCGTATTCATATTGAATTTGCTCCCACTCTGTTGACTGAGCGCCAGCATTTTCAGCAGACTCGTATGCCTTGGCGTAGCCTTCATAGTATTTGTTATCTTCACCGTCCATAGCTGGGTGGCCGTGAACACAATCGTACTCGCCACGTTCAAAATGTGACATCAGATCATTTAGGAAACTTGTAAAGTAATCCATGTTGTCACATGGGCTACCAGTGCGTTGGGGGGATTCATATTGCTTCATAACTACTTCCTCTTTGTGTGTTTGTGGGGTTCATTTTACACACGTCAAAATATATTGCAACTACTCTTGTAAATTAAATTACAACTGCTATGATGCAAGCTCACTAACTGGAGTTTTACATGGATATCAACAAA